AGTCACCGTAGTGGTCAATCTCATACTGCAAAGCACGTTCAAGGATGGTTGCCGCAGTGCGTGAAACTGGGTCTTTGTCCTTCCAGCGGCGCTCTACTTGGGCACGAGGGGTGCGACCATACAGCGCGGGTAGAACGGTCTGTATATTGCTCCATAACACGTTATATCGTTTAGAGCCATTCTGCGAGGCGGTACGGTCATCACGGTAACGCTTCACAATCTTCTTGGAGCGTGTAACCCAAGTGGCATCTTCCTTCTTGGCAAGTTTCAGCTCTTGCGACCACTTTTGCACTTCGGCAATAGGATTCATCTCTTTTTTCATTGCCATTCCTTTGATACTTGCTCTAAACGCATTGTTCGGTCATCAAATCGCACCTTCTTAATACAAGACTTGATTGATTCAATAAAATCAGCACTCAAAGGTTTGCCAGCGTCAATCTCTTTGATAGCTTTGGCAAACACTCGGCTTGGTCTTGTACGCTGATTTAGGTTGCTCACAGCTTGAGCATGGAGAAGCAAATCAATAGTAATCATATACGTTCGACCCTTTTATTAGTCTCAGCCCACAATGTATCGAGGCTTTCAGTGCGAATTTTACCATTTTCTCCACTTTTTATGGAAAAAATCGGCGTTTTGTCCTGAATTTTCTCTTTATGGTCTTGCATAACTTGGCAACCATAAGCAAACGCATCGCTTGGATGTGATGCCCAGTTATGGTTAGGCTCACGGCTAAACACCCCGTTTTCCTCAGAATAGACAAACTCCCACGCGCGCAGACCATCGAGGCCAATCTCGCATTTGAACTTGTTAAACGCACATTTATCAATCACCTCACGAGCCGCGCTAATCTGGTCTAGCTTCTTAGACTGAGGCACTAATCCAACATGAGTAGCCCCAAATGCACTGATGAACCGCTCCATTGTCGTATGACGCGACTGAAACGTCTTAGCCCTTGAATCGTGCGGTAGCCATACCTTGCCAACAGTCTTAGCGCCTAGCTCACGGATATGCTCTTGTATGCGAGGAATCCACTCATCAGCGTCTAGCCCTGAATCACCGTCATAGCCAAGCACGTTAAAGCCGCCTTGTACCCGTTGCCAGTACCAGAACGATGCCGTATCTCTAAAGCCTAAGTCAGCCGATACCTCAATTTGATGCCCATCAGGGTCATACACTATCTCATCAGTGATTCGACCGTCTCTTTCAGCCTTACCAACCCACTTAGCCAAGATAGCGCCTTGACTTGAGCCATAAGCGCCATTCCAAACGTGTTCGGCTTTATCTGGGTCTGTTTCAAAATCTTTGAGCATATCCGCATAAAGCGGCGTGTCTTTAAACCAAGGGTTTGAATCCCAGTTAATCATTACGCAAATTGCATCATCACGCGGATTTGAGCGAAAAAACTTGTCTACTGCATCTGTTTTATAACGTGGATTCCAACTAAACCACAGCTCAGAGCCTTGTTTACGGATTGTGGGTCGTAGCAGGTCTAATGAGTGCTGACTAAGTGTTTGAGCCTCTTCTACCCACGCAATATCGAAGCCTTCAAGCGATTTGATGTTAGCCGCGTTGAATGACTGCAAGCCTTTAAAAATAATTTGACTGTCGTTTGGGCCGCGAATTTCTTGCTCTAAGATCGTAAATTGCTTATCAAGACCAAACTTGATGATCTTGTCAGATAAAAGCTGCTTAACTGATTCCTTGATGGAATTCTGTACTTCACGAAGGCAAACAATTCGTTTTCCAGCTAAAGCCGCGCAAATGACCTGCTCTGCGTAGAAATGTGACTTTGCACCCCCGCGCCCTCCCATAATTCCTTTGTACCTCTTAGGGTAAAGGACGGGCAGCAATTTCTCAGGTACTTCAATCTTTAGCGTTGTCAATGCGGTAATCCTTGTCAGTAATAGGCTCCAAACCGTTAGCAATGCGATACGTCAAAGTGCCATGCGCTTTACCTAACTGTCTTGCCCATTGTGTAAGGCTCTTTGTTTCACCATTGTGGGTAATGCGAACAGTTGCCTGCTTGTTATTGGCTTGCTCGTCACCATCAGCCCATTTGCAGTTTAATGGCTCATAGTTGCCATTTACATCAATTCGCTCAATGGTCAAACCTTCTGGCCTTGCGCCCATCTCTGCAAAAAACACAGAAAAATCATCCCATTCTTTACAGACAGATACCCCCCTGCCGCCATAGTTACCAAAGTCTTTGTTCTTTGGGTTATTACAGCGCGAACGCATATCCTTCCATGTCCTGTACGTCTTTGGATGACTTTTGGCCAATCCATGCGTTGTGTTGCGCTCTATCAATGATTCACGAGCCAAGCACCCACACGAACCAGTATGGCCAGAAACAACCAGCTTAATTGACGCAATATGCTGATTCCCACATGAACACATGAATAGCCACTTGGCAGGCTTATCCGCATAGCGCTCATGCAACGACAAAGCCGTTAAACGATTAAACACCATACCAGCGTAATCCTTCAACGGCCTGTTTCTTTGCTTACCTTCAGCTTTTGGGGTGTTTAGATATTTCATGCGCTAATTATACCGCATAAGCATCTACACTTCAATCCTTAGGCTTGACAATGACGTACTCCAGTTTGCTTACTGTCTGCAATGGATTATCAACATCGCCAACAACCTCTTGACGCGCCAACTTTGGAATGTGGTACTCAATTACCTTCATGTAAAGGTCAGCAGCTTTAGCAGGGTCAGGCTTGACTAAATCACCATCGCCGTTAGCAATCGTTTCTAGCCATTCTTCTAGCTTATGCACATTACCCTCTGCAAATCTAGCAATGGCCTCTTTAACGTCCCTTGTAGCCTTATTTGGAATGCCTTTAGGACGACCAGCACCGTTATTTGGTGCTTTCCTATTGGCTCCTAATTTATTTTGCTCACTCATGTCACTCCTTTAGGGTTTTCCTAATCTAAGTGATTGAATTATAACGGTTTTTTATTGAACCGCTACCTCACTAGACTTCAATCCGCAATGTTGAGCTACTTGAGCCTTCATTATGCGGATAGCTTCATCCTTGTTATGGTTAATTACCTTGCATGGCAATACGCCTATTTTTGTCGTTGCTTCCCATAGTGATGTACCACTGGGTAGCTTTACTTCGTTTGTTTGTATTGGTGTGTAGTTCATCTTTGCTCCCAACATTCATTTCCCATCCAATCATCAGGGTGGAATTTAATCTGTTCGCCTTTAATCTTGCATATCCCTTGCAAAAATCCTGCTGTGCATTTTTTATGCTGGATTCTCTCTAGGTTCTTGCAGGTGTTGCAATTAGCGTCCATTTCGTCAAACCAAATCTTGCTTTGCTTTCGTGCGGGTGGGCCGTACTCTGGATGGCAAACAAATGTCCCACTTACTGCTGGAATCAATGCGCCCAAAAAGATAGCTTTATCTATGCTTACTAGCTTCTTTGAGTATTGGCATTGATAGACCTCGTTTCCAAGGTCATCTGTTGCTACTGGTTTGTTTAGGACTTTTCGCATTGTGCGTCTTTGCGGTATACCAGCCCAAAGTGCATACGGCTAGGCACATTCAGGAATTCATACGCACCTGGTCGGTTCCCTAGCTGTCGAAGCTCTGCTCCGTTGTATGTTTCTGTCATGGTTAAGCCGCATATCCGCTTTGTCGCCTTTTCAACTTCTTTGGCCTCGATAGCCTTGCGCCCGTCATTGGTCAAGCTCCAAGCATCGCCAATCTTGACGCATAAACCTAGTGCCTGGGCTTCGTTAAGGTTTCTTATTGAGTGCAAAGCGTGGGCGGTTTGTTCAATCTGGCCTGTGGTGATTTCAAGCTCTGTGCGTGGGCCGTTGCTCAAACGCTTCAATATTGCTTTGTGGTTTTGTTTTAGTTTCATGTTTCTATTCCTAAAATTGCCATTTGTTTATGACGCTCTTTGTGGTGAATTTGGCAATACCAAACTACATCAAGCGGCCTATCATAAGATTCATGGTGAGCCATTGATTTCTCAGAACCACAAACAATGCAGTTCATTTTTACAATTTCTCCTTTTTTTAAGGCTCTTGCAACTGCATTATGTGAATTTGAACGTCTTTTGTCTTCTTTTCTCCATTTACGATTAGTTTCTAAAGCAAGTTTTATCCTATGTGGATTTTTTGATCTATCTCTATCGTACTGTCTGATTTTTTCTAAATTTTCAAGACGATGTTTGTTTACGTCTTTTTTTGTACATTCTTTGCATTTTCCTAAGTGTCCGTCACCCATCGCACTGTGCTTGTAAAACTCAGTTAATGGTTTGACGGTTTTACACTTGAAACATTCTTTAAGTTGGCACATAGAAGCTCCTTTTGAGGCTTCATTATACCCGTTTTAAATCAGAATGGGATAGGGCTGTCATCATCAAATTCTTTTGGCGCTGGTTTTGTTTGTTTTTGCTCTTGGGCAGGCTCTCGTTTTGACCCCTGTAAACAAACGTCGTTTACTCGCACATCCTGAGCAATTTTCTTTTGACCTGTCTTGTCTGTGTACTCTCGTTGCGTCACTTGGCCTGTAATGGTCACGCTTGCACCTTTGACTAGATACTGTTGCAGTGATGTAGCGCGGCGACCCCATAACTGACAATTCCACCAGATTGAAGGCTTATCACGGCCTTGACTGTCTGCCACTGAGAAGCTCAATACTTGTTCTTGGCCTACTTGCTTCAGCTCTGCATCTTTACCTAACTGTCCTGCTACGGTAATGTTATTCATGTTTACTTTCCTTAGTTTCAATTTGCACGATTGCCCTTTTGCAGTACAGCGCAGCATCAAGAAGTTCAAGATACTGGTGTTCTAGCCATTCTTTTAACACTAGCGGATTGTCTGCCAAAGTTGTGTTGTATTTTGCAAGTCCTAGCTTTTGGCGCTCTGCAATGTCAGCGCATACCATTGCTTCTATTCCTGTTGGCTTTGTTCTTTTAATTAATTCCCAATTTATGTAAATGCCTGTTTGTTGCCTTGAATTTTGACAAGGTGGGCATTTTTCTAAATCAGGTAAATTTTCACAAGTTAAGCAGTTTTTCATTGCAACACCACCCATTTAGTTAAACCTTGCGTCACATATCCCATCGCTTTAAGGCGCTCATCTCTGTCTTGGCTATCTGTCATCATCTCTGCGTCTTTAGGCGCTTCTACCCCCTCTAAAACGCATTTATAGATAGCTGCTGGTCTACCGCTTCGGCTATGCACCCATGAATGAATGTAAACACGCTTGTTTCTGAACATTGACTTACGAGCAACATCAGGGTTTATACCAATAGCGCGAGCAACCTTATACGAAGTTAAACCCTCTGGTGATTTTTCAAGCAAATTGCAAATTGCGCGTTGTAACCAGTATTTGTCGGATTTGTCCACGAGATCGCCTGTCTGAAACAATGCTTGCGTGATTTCCATAAAACTTATGTCTAAGCCTTCGCGTACTTTGTCTAGTGTTTGGTGTGCGTTCATTGCTTGGCCTTTTCTAGTGCCACATCCAAGAAATCAAAAAGAGTTTCTGGTTGGTGCATCATCCAAATCGTGTCGGAAATTGGCCCATTTGGAGAGTCGTTTGCCATTTGTAGGGCATGACGCGCTTCAATAAGAGTTGCAACCAACTCAGCATTGATAGCTGCCAAGCGGCGTAGTTCTGCGGCTACTTCTTTGTGAAGGCCATCAGAATCAAATGGAAAAAATCTTCCTAACTTGTCTGCCATGTGTTCTATACGTTCTACTTCGTTCATTTCATTCCCCTTGTTGAGCCTCTATCTTAAAAGCTGTTTCTTTCTTGAATCTTACTTTTACTTAAAAAGATTGTGATTTAGCCTCTTTTTTACTTTCATTTTCTTTTTCTCCATAGGTCGAGCCACCACCAGATGACCCTTCTTTCTCAGTAGAGTGTCTGATAGTTCTCCATTGTTCAATCTATGACCAAACAACCAAGTGGGGTTCAAGAAACAAAAATACGTTCTTTTCAGCCCTATGCTCTTTCCATCCGAGTGGTGCTTTATCGGTACACCTTGCATCCTCATGCTTACCGCTTACGTCCTACGTGCTTGACTCGGTTTCCTTGCCACCTCGCATAACTTGTGGCATCCCTGCGGCTCGATTAATACAGGGCCAATTACGATTTGTTGGTACGGTGTTTTCTGACTTGACAGCCCATGTTCAGGCCCAGTTACGTTACGCGAGTCAATCGGTAACCATAGAAATAAACTGTTTTGTGGTGGTGGCTGGTACTGATCTCCAGCATTGACTCTTGTCGATTTAAGAGGCTCGTTCGTCATTAACGCTCATTAATGCATCAGTCTGCACATTCACCACCACAAAACAGTCTGACAAACAAAAAGCCGTTTACAACTGCATTTCGGTAGCAACCTTTCCTAAGTAGTTTCCACTGAAACTTAGAAAAGGCGAAACGCATGTGTAAACGGCCTATCTATCGTCACTTGCTACGGTAACATTTTGGATTATAGCCATAAAAAACAATCGTGCAACAAAAAACCAAACTTTTTACGGTTGGGCTGTTGTTTTTATGATGTTTTTAACGGCGGCTTCCAAAGCTCACCACCATTAAATGAATACCCTAACGCTTGTAACGTTTTAATTGCGGCCTCTTTTTCAATGTTATCTTTTACTTCATGTTCATACATTTTTTCTAAAGTATGACATTTTTGCAACAAAACTTCATTCAGATCAATTTGCAATTGTAAAAATTCATTTAATTCATCTAATGCTTGTGATTGTGGAAATTTTTGTTTTACATCTGCTTTCAATACAACAAAACATTCTAAAATTTTATGTGGAATTTTATTCATTTTTCAAAATCTTCCAAATTTAATTTGTTATTGTTTGCAACATATTGCAAAGCCGCTTGAAAAGTTACCCAATGCCTATTTGCAGCATCTGAAATATATGTTTGCTGTTGCGCTTGATGCCGTTGCAAATCATTTCTAGAGCGTTTTCCGCGCGTTTTAATCCAATGATGTTCAAATGCTATGCGAGCTGGTTTCATTTTTTTCCTTTTCTTTTTTATAAATTTCAATGTGAATATTATTTATGCACCATAAAAATCCATCAGAATCACCACCATTTTCAAGCCACAGTTCTGCAACTGCTTCAATTAATTGTTTGTCGTTCATAAAGCCACCCCTTTTTTCAATCGTTCAAGCATCTCACGCACGTTTTGCGGTATAGGAGCCGCTTTCTTTGCATCTTCATCCATCTTCTTTAGCGCAGGGTCTACAAAGGCCACGTTTACGTTTACCGTTACCTCTGGTATCTCTGCGCCATCCCAACGCATTTGGTTTATGTAAACAAGAGGCGCAGGAATAAAAGCACCGTTGTCTTTTTTCCAATCGTTTGTTGTAGTCATCCAAGCCGTATGAGCGATTATTTGCTCTGCTTGGGTGTCTAGCTTCATCTTTTGCCACTTAGCCTTTACGAGCGATTTAGCGCCCTTGCGTGGGCTTTTAGGCCATGTCTGCCACCATGTATCAAAGTTCATTTTGTTTCCTTAATATTATGAAAGCACTCAATTTGACGAACAAAATCAATGCGACCATAAAAATCACGATTAATTATTTCGGTTGGTATTGGAGTTTGTTTTGGTTGTTTAACTATTTTCAAAACGTGATTTAATGCTGAAATTTCATGCTTATCAAAACTATTTTGATTATCTTTGTTTTGCAGATGTTCAAGTCTGCGCTCAAGCGGTTTTGTGTAATATTTCCATGCTAAAGGCTTTATTTCATCTGTCATACGTTCTCCTTAAAAATTTCAGTTTAGTTATCCAAGCTGACTAAACCCTTACTTACAAGAATAGCGCGGCTTTTTTCCATAGCCACATCAAACGCAAAATCTACATCATCTTTTGTTAGCCAGCTTGGGCGTTTACGCTGACCATCGTAGGTCTGGTGACAAGCTAGGCAACCATAAGCACCGTATTCATCATTAGCCTTTAGCCCCATACCTTTGCCATGCGCTGATTGATTTGAATGACACCAAACAACTGTGGCAGGGTCGTAATTGCACACACCTTCTAGGTTGATAGTGCAATCTTCGCCTCTTGCAGATTGACGGATTTTTGTAGTCTTGGGGCGGCTACGTTTTATAGATGAGCGTTTCATTGTCTTGCTCGGATTGCTTCAACAGCATCATAAATCTCGCCATTTGAGCCCCAAAGGTCATCACAAATTGTTTCACACGCTTTGCGCTCAACTTCAATTATTGATTTTGCAAAAATTATCAACAATGATGGCTCCCCTTCGTAACCAGCAAGAACGCCTGTATTTTTAGCCATTTCCATGATTTCATCTTGTGTCATATCTACTCCTAAAAACTTTAGCGTAGCACGAAAACAGGCTAAAAATTTAAGTGGCTGGAACTTTCTTTTTTAGTGTTAGTCAGCTTTTTGTAAGAAAAGGCTTTTACAGTAGAGCTATCGACAAACGAGGAATTGACATGACAAACGAACAAAGATTTGAAATTGCACCACAACCAGAAGCGACCTGCCCAATGATTGATGCAATTATTAAAAAGTTAAATTCCGTTGAACGGTCAATTCGTGGATTTCAAAGACTTGATGATGTTGATGAGTTAAAAGAAGTTATTGATTCTATTCATTCAGATTTGTTTAGCTGGAATGATCTTGAATCAGATTTGGAAAAGATCAGAAATCATGTTGAAAAAATTAGAAATTGGGGCGAAGAATGGAAGCAATTAGCCATAAATTTAGATGAGCAGATGTAAGCAAATTGTAAGAAATCACATTTAACATACGTCCATCAACACAAGGAACTGACATGAAACCACAAGATTTTGAATTCAGCTTTGAATACGACAACTACCCAATGAGCTTTGATGAAGTCATTGCAGGCCGTGCGCTTATCTTGGCTTTTGACTACACACCACGCGATGAAGATGACATGGTTAGCGAAGGCATCCACATGGCTGTTTTTGCAAAGGATGGTGAGAACATTGAGGAGATTTCACACTTGGTAGAGAAAAAAGAAGAACGCGACTTTGTGGATGCGTGTTTTAAATATCTTGAGGAGACAGCATGAGTAAAGAAAGAATGGTGGAAATGCTATTAGACGCATTGGCACTTGCATGGCTTAATGATAGCTTTGAAGTTTTCAAGAATGTAGATGAATACATGGATTGCGTTCGTCAAGTAAAGGAGAGATTCAATGACTGATTTTGAAGGACTGACATTCCCAACAGAGCAAATGGCTTACGAAGCTGGATATGCTCATTACGGATTGATTGACTTGGAATCTAGCCAAAACTCAGATGGTTCTTGGTACGTTTACCCAAAGGATGAAGAATGAAAACATTAGCTAAATTTGTTGTATCAGTGGCGCTGATTGTTTTGTTGGCTTATATGAGCGTTTATGGGCTTACAAATGCAGCAGCTTGACATTAAACACAGTGACACGCTCACAGACCTGCTTCAAACGCTTGAATTTATCGGGCGTGAGACTTTTATGTCTGTTTGCCGTAATCTTTCAAACGATGTGTTTAAAGTGCGCCATGCAAATGAGAAGCTAAAACTTACGCCTGAGGCAGAGCTTTTGGTCTGGGTGATTGGCGAATCGTTCTCACAGTGCCGAAACTCACAGCACGACATTGATTGGTTCTTTAATGATGATTCAGCTTTTGTGGCTTATTGCAACGTGTTAGGAATCAATGTTCATGCTTTACGTGAGATTTTGAGCAGGGTTAACAAACACGTTTTTATCTATCAATTCAAGAAAAAGGAGCGAGAAAATGCGGAAAATGTACTGCCATAAATGCCACAAAACCAAATCAATGGGCGGCGGTTCGTTTCGGATGATCGCGGGTTATCGGTGCTTTGTTTGTCGTGAATGTGGAGAAGTGAAATGAACAAAAACAGTTTAGCGGCTTATCGCCGTATTGGTGAATTCTTAGAAGGCCACAATCTTTCAATCTATGAGACTTTATTGGCTAATGGAGCTCAAACGCCTTGGGAGATTTCACACTCAACAAAAAAAGTCTATGGGAATTGGCTTGACGCTGACCAAGTGTTTAGGCGTATGCGTGACTTAGAACGCTCTGGATTTGTGGAGCGGATGGATTGGGTAAAAGACAGCCCAAGTGGTCGCGCTTGCAGCGTTTGGTGGGTATCAACAAAGGAAACAAAATGAATATTGAAGAATTAAAACTTGTACTTGACACTGTTGCAGCAGTTACAGATGACGCAAAAACAGTTGCTATCTGGTATATCGTGGCTAGTTATGGCCTACCTTTTATAGCTAACTGCCTGGTTGGTCTTATTTTTTATGGTGTAGTACGTTTAATTGTTGGAGCATTTGCATCATCAAATGAATGGGCGCAACATGGGAAAAATGTTGCAAGAGCATTTGGCGGCGAAGGTTCAGATTACAGCTACGAACGAGATAGCAAACTTATTGACAAAGCAATTGCAAAAGCAAAGGAAACAAAATGAAAGAAGAAAAAGGCATCATCTACACGCAACCAAACATTCCAGTGAGTACGCCTGTGCGCTATTGCTATCAATGCCGATACCAGCAGTATTCAGCCGCAAAAGAGCCTTGCAATAGTTGCATGAAAGACACCAAAGGTAGCAAATGGGAGCCAGCTAAGTGAGGCGAGCCGCACGCGTAGATGCTAATCAAGAGCAGATTGTTTCAGCTCTTCGTGCGGCAGGTGCTTATGTGTGGATTATTGGCCTGCCAGTAGATTTGCTCGTGGGCGTAGGGAATAAAACTTTTCTGGTAGAAATCAAGACAAACGAGAAAAAGAAGCTGACCAAGCTACAAACAGACTTTTTTGCTAACTGGACAGGCGGCACTCTTTGCAGGATTGATTCGCCCGAAGCCGCGCTAAGAATGATTGGCGTTGTAAGCCAGCAGTAAGAATCGTGTAGACAATACACATATCAACAACCAAGGAACTGAAATGAAAGTTTACAAAGCAATCAACGCCATTCAAGGCGCACTGTCAAAAATCGGCATCACAAAAGATGGTCGAAACAATCAAGGCGCGGGGTACAACTTTCGCGGTATTGACCAGGTTTACAACACATTGTCACCACTGTTGGCAGAGTATGGTTTGTGTATCTTGCCCCGCGTAGTGAAGTCTGAGCAAACTGAGCGCAACTCTGCTAAAGGCTCAGTCTTGATTTACAGTTATGTAACGATGGAATTTGACCTTGTTAGCTCAGAAGATGGCAGCAAGCACACAATTTGCACAGTTGGCGAGGCTTTTGATTCTGGCGATAAATCCATGAACAAAGCAATGTCAGCGGCTTACAAATATGCAGCTTTTCAAGCGTTTGCTATTCCAACAGAAGGCGACAACGATGCAGACGCGCATACACACCAAGTAGCGCCTAAAAAAACTACACTTGATGCTAAACGATTAGGAGATGCTATTGCGCGAATCAAAGAAGGCAAATACACGACAGAAAAGCTACGCGACACTTTTGCACTGACACCAGAGCAAGACGCGCAAGTCGTGGAGGCACTGTCAAATGTCTGAAATCGTACAAGGTAGCCCAGAGTGGCACAAACAACGCTTAGGCAAGGTTACGGCTTCGCGTGTGGCTGACGTTATCGCCAAAACTAAATCAGGTTATTCAACTAGCCGCGATAACTACATGGCACAGTTGATTTGCGAACGATTGACGCAAACACCGACAGAGGGCTTTACAAACTCCGCTATGCAATGGGGAACTGATACAGAGCCTAAAGCTCGCGAAGCGTACGAAGCTGAGACTTTTACATCGGTTGAACAAGTGGCAATGATTGAGCATCCATCAATTCCAAACACAGGCGCAAGCCCAGATGGGTTGATTGGCAATGATGGATTGATTGAGATCAAATGCCCAAACACAGCAACGCATTTAGACACGCTTTTAAGCAAGAAAGTGCCTAGTAAGTACATTACTCAGATGCAATGGCAAATGGCTTGCACTGGTCGTTTGTGGTGCGATTTTGTTAGTTTTGACCCACGTTTGCCTAGTCATTTGCAGTTGTTTGTAAAGCGCGTAGATCGTGACAATGATTTCATCAAAGAGACTGAAACTGAAATTATTTCGTTTTTGCTTGAGATGGAAAAAAAGATTGAAGCACTAGAGGCTTACAAAAATGCGTAAACACACTAAACGCAAATACGTGCCAAAAGGTGACGGATTGCTAGCCATTCATTCGAGCCAGCCGTTTAGCGAGGCCGCAAAAACTTCGCTTAAATCAAAGGTTTGGATGGCTTGGGCAGGGTTTAAATCGGGCGCTGCAACAGTCGAAGACTTTGATTTGTTAGCAGCTACCGCAAATGTCTGCCTAATCCGAGCTGAAGCTATCGGTAATCAGGCCGTGATTCTCTGCAAAGACGCACAGAGCGCCTTGATGGATATTCGAGAGCGCCATGACCGTTTGGGTAAGTTTGGCATTGATGCTAAGAGTTTAGATGTTTTGCCTGATTTGCTTGACTTCTATTGTGAGTTGATTGATAACAGCACACCAAGGCAAATGGCTGAATCGGTAGAGGTGGCGTTTAAGCGGTTGAATAAACAAATCTTTTTTCAAAAGCCATGACAGACCCAAATGAGGCGATAAGTTACATCATCAAGAACAGTGCCGCCCACGCTCAGGCCAAGGGTAATCGTGTCTACATTGAGCAATACCGCAAAACAGTAAAAGCTCAGTTAATGGCTCAAAGCACTGCTAAAACCGTGTCAGAGCGCGAAACAGATGCGTATGGTCATGCTGAATATGCCGCACTTCTTGATGGGCTTAAAGAGGCTGTAATCCAAGAAGAAAAGCTAAAGTTTTTACTCATTGCAGCGCAGCTTCGCGTTGACGTTTGGCGAACGAATCAGGCTAACAACAGAAAGCAAGACAATGCAACTCGATAGCTTGGTCACATATATGGCTAAACACTTTATTGAGATGGGCAAAGTTGACGGATTTCGTGACTATGCCAAGCAAAGATACCTAGAGCTACTTAAAGATCAAAGTGGTTTATGGGATAACCTACCAGCAGAAATTAAACGACTGAAGGAGATGGAATGAAACAATTTATCGGCGCTGTGCTTTTTTGGATATTTGCCGCCACGGTAGGCATTGCATTGCTTCTTTTGGGCGCTTGGCTTGATAGCGTGGCTACTGGTGAGCCTGTCGTTATCAAGAAAGAGAAATACGTCACTTGCGAACCAGTGGGAAAAGGCTGGAGCAAGTGTTCTACTGAGTGGATTTAATGAAAGTCAATAAACACTGGGTCTGGTGAGTTCTTGATTAGCGGGAATAGTTTATCAAATGCTATTTTTGAGCCGCCTACCCAGTCTGATTTACCATCCCAAGTGCTACCAACAATTAAGCAGCCTTCGGTGTGTTCGCTAGTGTTTCCCGTATGGATTCGCACACCTGAGAAGCCTTCAACACCTTCAAGCAATGGCAACTCACGTTTAAATCGGTTAGACATTGTTACTTTTACGGGATAGTAGCCTTTTGGAATAGCTGTTTTTGCGTAAACTTTCCATTCGGCTACTGGCTTGCCTTCAATCTCTCTAACTTTGTCTTCGAGCGTAAAGCATACAAAATCTCTGCCATTGAAGATTTTTCCAATGGTGAAAGTTTCGCCAAAGTGGATGCGTTCTAGCTTGAGAATCATTTTTTCATTACCCGTTCAATGGTTTTTCCACCAAAGTAAGCAAGCATTACGAGCTGACCCCATTGACCAAGTAGCTCAACGTATGCGCCTCGTGTCTCATAGCCAAACATAGAACACACCGCAAAGAACGTATAAGCACTAAGCAAGTAAATCAGCGTGATAGGGCGAATGTTTTTAGTCAAAGACGATTCAGCTTGATCGTCTGCAATCCATCGTGCCGTAATGTTGTTTTCTTCAGTTTTAAACTGATCTGCATCAATCTCTGCGAGTTTCAATGCGACTTGCGGGTCAGCTTGAATTGCAGCAGTTACGGCGCTTGGCGTGGCTTCTACGCCTAGTTTTTGCGCGATTGTTTGCACCAAGATACCAGCCAAAGGGCCGCCAGCAGCAGTGGCTAATTGTGGCGCATATTCTTTAAGTAGGTTGATTAGGTTGTTCATCTTGCACCTCTTGAGCAGCTAATTTAGCCTCATGCTCTGCCAGTTCTTCAGGCGTGTATTCAATTTGAGAGACTTCGCCTGTTTGTACGTTTACTACAATTTTGTGCATAGATTACTCAAAGAGAATGTTAATTGAACCAGCGTCAAAGGTGTCTGTGCCGCTTGTTGTAGTAATCCGAACACGATCAAGCGTGCCAGATAAAGTCTTTTCACCTGCAATTTGGGTGTTATAGTTGTTCCCGTACAACAAGCCCGAAGCAATCCACGTATTTCCGCTAATATTTGTAAACACAATCGACCCTGACACAGTAACAGATCCATCGGCATCGCCTAATGTTTGAAAACCGCTTGTAGGCGACACATAAATTATCGCGCCAGAAGAAGCTGCAAAAGTACCACTTGTGTACCCAGTTGTTTCTACACCGCCTGAATCGCCTAATTGAAACAGAAAGTTTGCTGTGCTGTTTTTAGATATGCCCCTACATAGTACTGTCACACGCTTCACCCAAGAAGGGATAGCTGTAAAGTCAACACTAGTCCCAGAAGCTGTTACGGATGTCCCGCTAGTCAGCTTTGTACTTGACGCATCTACACCACCACCAATGCCTTGAATCTTGCTAGGAGTAGCCGCCCAAGTTCCAGCCGTTGCCTGTGTGCTTTCAACATAACCAACAATGCGGAAAGGTACGCTTGTTCGTGCAGTAGCTGAATAAATCACGCTTGCACTGTCAGAGGCAGAATCAAGCAATGTAGTGCTAATCAGCGTTGATTCATCCAAAGCTAAAGAGCCGTTACATACAGCCAGCTCAACAGTACCAGCGTTATCAATAGCCAACAACATTACTTTTGACAAAGTAGCGTTAACAGTGCCTAGCGTAGCGCCTGACGGAACAACAGCACTGACAGCAGTTGCAATCGTGCGTGTGTTTACCGTACCGCTACCCAATGTAGAAGAACGGAAATCTAGCGTTGTAGGATTAAGAGTAACTGTGAGAGTGTTTGATGCAACAGAGGCAGTTACAGGCTCAATTTTGCTAGTCATCTTTTCGCCGTAAACAGCGCCGTTAGCAAGGCTTGAGTTAGTAACAGAGCCAGCAACAGGGCCACCCGCAGATGATTGATAACCAACAACTTGCCAACCGTCAGCAGTGCCTAAAGTCGCTTTTGGAACAACAATCAAGCAATCACCAGCGGCAGTAGTGATGTTTGCACCACCTGGAAGAATCAGCGTACTAGAGTTAGTCAAAAGCACAGCGCCAGCAAAGCGCAAGAATCGCGGCCCTTTGTAGTTAGTGCCAAACGATGTAATCGTAGTAGTTCCAGTGATACGCAAGAAGTTTGTTAACTGTGCGCCAATGTCAGTAGTTGCCGCGCTTGCTAGGTCTTGCTCTGTGCCTTGGTCAAATAGTTGCTCAAAAATCAGCGATTGACCTGTGCCAGTGCCAGCGGTAAGCCCTGTGATTTTGTTGCCTCCTAGGTTCAAGTTCCCTGTAAATGGCGTTTGCCCATCTTTTGAAACTGATTGCGTAAGAGCAGAGGCCACATCATTGATTAATGCTTGCCAATCGCCAGCCGAGGCTAGCTGTCCGTTTGTTGCTTGATTCCAACTGTTTGTTACTAATGAAAATTGGCCTGACCCATTTCTTGGCATCGCTATTCCTTAAAGAATGTTTGTCCAATTTTACACCCAATCAATTTTTGATACAATCAAGTCGTGGCTACCTTTAGCGGGGGAAAAGCAGACTGAATCACTGCCTGCCACTATCTTCTTGATTCGCTACATGAGAGATTCATCATGACACACCAAGAGTTATACACACGCGCCCACGAACTACTTACATACAAAGATGGTTGTTTGTATTGGAAAGTCTATCGAAGCCCAAAAGCACAAGTAGGAATGAGAGCTGGATGCTTATCAAAATCAAGCATATACAGAGGCATCTACATAGACAACAAGAGGCATATAGAGCATCGGATAATTTTTCTCATGCATCATGGCTATTTACCTGAAATGGTAGATCATGAAAACAGAATAACCACAGACAACAACATCGGAAATTTAAGAGATTCCGACAGGCACAGCAATCAGCAAAATACAGTAGCTATAAAGACAGGTAGCGGTCTGAAAGGCGCTAGATATGACAAATCGCGTGATTTGTGGATGTCTAGCATTAGGGTCTATAAAAAACGCATTTTCCTTGGCAGATTCAAGACCAAAGAAGAAGCTCACGAAGCCTACAAAGCTGCCGCATTGAAATATCACGGGGAATTTGCAAGATTTTGATGCTTTGTAAGCCGTTAGTAAGGTTTGTGGATAATCATACGCACATCAACAAGGAGTTCACATGAAACACATCATCACAATCTTGGCTTTTGTCTCTGGCAGTGCTTACGCCGCTTGTGACATTGCCTTGCCACCAAATACGTTCTATCAATGTATCGAAAGAGAGAATATGATAGAACAACAGTCACGTAGACTGCAACGAATCGAAGAGCAAAACAAAGAGATTTTGATGCACCAACGGCGCTATCCAAACTCAACAATCCCTCAGTCTTGCTTTTTTGATGTATCTGGCGTTAAACGCTGTTTCTAACCTAAAGGAAAAACCATGAAAAAACTTATCGCACTCTTGGCTTGTGTCGCATCATTCTCTGCAATGGCTGACATTGTGAACGGCTATACCCGTAGCAATGGCACTTATGTAGCGCCTCACTATCGCTCTGCACCCGATGGTAATCCGTACAACAACTACGGTAGCAAGTAAAAAAGAAGCCCCACGAAGGGGCTTTTTAACTAGGAGAGAACCATAGATTACATTGAATTTAAGCTATACAAGGCGCTTGCTTTGTTAGTCATCATCTTTTTAGTTGGCATCTATATCGGGTTTACTGAGCGCCGATAACTGGGGCAGTCATTGGTAATGCTTGTCTCAAAGCGTTTGCCAGTGCTTGCGCTTGTGGTGAACTATTTTGATTCAGCATGAAATTTTTAGCCGCTTGACTGTTTAGCAATGTATTAGCAGTGCGACCAGCCGCAATCGAGCCACCCAAAGCAGGCAATCCAGCCATGCTACCTACACCTAAAGCCGCAAAACCACGTTGCATAGCGCCGTGTTGACCTTCGCGCGGCTTCACAAACTGAGCTGAAATATCAGCCAATTCTTGCAAATCACGGTTGCCTATGTTCTTCATGTTTGCTAGACGAGCAATAGAGATTTCACCCTCTGCGCCGTTTTGCGCAATCTTTTCAAGCGACTTCATGTTTCCGTATTGTTTGCGAACTTGAGCAAATTCAGCGGCCTTTTCAGGGCCAACAGAGCGCTCCAATGCGTTCATCAAGCTATCACGAAGTTCACGCGCGTGAAATGCCTCACTACCTTGGCCCTTGCCAATACGGTCTAAAGTCTTTTTGATGTTGTATGCCGCTTGACCATCAATCTCACCGCTTGCGCCTTTTGTGAAGATTTCAGCGATTTGATTTTGAATTGGTTTTAGCGCATCTGAGCCAAGCTCTTTTTCTGCTGTTTGCAAAATCTCTGCTGTTTTTGTTTTTAATGCGTCATCAACTTTGATAGTGTTGTCTTTCAAGAATGAATCAAACTTACCGCCTAAGTCTGTTTTCGCATTTCGCAAGGCTTGAGACATATTTTTAGTGTCTTGGCCTACCAATCGAGAAGCCGCCGTGTTCAGTTGGTCAGCCATTTTTTGCTCAGTTGCGGCACGACCACTAAAAGGAACGTAATTCAAGCCAGAAGCAATGGCGTTCATGAACTTGCTATCCGTCAAACGGTCAGCAGGAATATCAATGCCTAAGTCTTTAGCACGTTGCGCCAATGCAACAACTTCGGGAGCAACTTCACCGCCACGAAGCGCACCACCTAATTTTGTACCAGCCGCACCAAGCAATTTACCAGTAACAGGCAAAGCCGCGCCAATAGCAGCGCCCACTCCAGCATCTTCAGGGTTTACCAATGCTGCGCTTGTTCCACCCATAGCAGTACCGCCAACACCACGAATAGCTAGTTGTTTAGCACCTTCACGGCTTAACAATGGAGCAGCCGCGCCGCCCGTAGACATGCCGCCAGTGCGTAGAGCTTCAATCAGTTGCGTTGCTTTTGGAGCCACTTTAGACACGCCACCAGCCAACACATTACCAGCGCCAGCAGTGCCAGCAATTTCACCAGCCAACTCAGCAGCAGGAATTAAATATTGCGAATCGTTTGCCTGTGCCAATCCTTTAGTAAGGCCAGTAGTAGCCTCACCCATTTGTTTAGCGCCTTGCATACCAGCCATACGACCAATAGACGATAAAGGACGCGAAGCACCAGCAGCAAAGGCAACAGGAGCCGAAACAACACCAGTAGCCACATCAGCAATAGCTTTAGTTGCACCTTTAGCGCCTTCTCCATAGCCACCGCTTGAGATAGGTACACCAGTTACAGGGTCGTAAGTAGTGTCTTCGTTGTAGATCGTTTGTGCTTGTGGAGCCGTAGGTTTAGGCGCAAGCATCCCTTTAACCGCCTTTTGAATTACATCAGGCGAAGTTCCAGCAGGAAACTCTAAGATTCGACCATCGGGTAATTCTGCTTCAATCATGGAATGATGTTTCCTTGTGCGTCAAAACGAATACGACCACCACCGCCTGAATTGCTCATTACTGAATTAGGATTTCCAGTAGCACCTAAATTGACCTGTGGGCCCGCATAACGCTCTTGAATTTTCTTGACTTCTGCCAATGCCGCTTGGCGAGTTGCAACAGGTTGCGTGGCATCACCAACAACACCAGCCATTTGTTTATACATGGCAACATCCTTATCAGATTGTGGGCCAGACATTTTTGGCATTTTAGAAACCAAATCACCTTCAATTGCTTTAAGTTTTGCAGCATTTTGAGCGCCAGTTGTAGACTGACCAAAGAAAGCAGCCGTTGCATCTACTGCGTTACCAAGGCCAGAGCTTGTTGCGTTAGGCAAGATTCCTTCAGCTTGTTTAATTGCTGCAAGTGCTTGTTGTGCTTCTTTTTGTTGTGCAAGCGTACCTTGTGGGCCTTTTGGCCCTGAAATAGCATTACCAGACATATCCATTAATGGCGCAAGTTGTCCGTTTGGCATAACTCGCATCTTTCCTTGATCTGTGTCAATGATCTGCGCTTGACGTTGTCCTGCTGTCAACTCACGAAGTTGACGCTGTCCTTCGAGTTGCATACGCATAGTATCTTCACGCGCTTGTCGATCAAGACCTTTTTGCTCTGCTTGCCATGCGCGATTAGCTTCTTTTTCAGCCTTTGCAGCTTCCATTTGTGGCAATTGAGCCATGCCCGTCATGCCCATTTGACGAACCATAGGCGATTGACTTGCAGCAGCTTGTGCATACGCTTCGTATGGATTACCAGCCTTTGCAGGCATCGTTGGGCCTACTGCGTTACCTTCATAATCAGGTTGTGGTGCATTTGCAGGAGTACCGCGAAGGGCTTGCACAAAGGCAGACATATCACGGCCTTGGGCTTCTTGGCGTTGTTGTCCAATGCCTTGAAGCTCTTGCATGGCCTTCTTCTCTTGATTCATTGCACCTTTTTGGCGTAGCAATTCTCCAAGATGCTGCAAAGGGCTAGACGGGACATAAACTTGTCCAGCCATAGTGCCTTGAGGAACGTTGAATTCTTGCTGTTGCTTTTGCGCTCGGTTAAAAGCAGCTTGAGCAATAGCTTCTTGAGCGGCTAATGGGTCTGTAAATTGATTCATTTAAAACATTCCGTTAGACATACCACCACTGCCAAGGCTAAACAAACCTTGCATAATGTTTTGCTTGTATGCGTTTTGCGCGTTAGCCGTGTTCAAATCAGCTTGATAGCCAAGTTGACCAGCTTGAAGTTGGTTTGCACCTTGCGTTGTCTGTTGTTGCGCGTAGTTTTGGAATTGAGGCGCTTGAACCTGCGAGCCAGTTTTAAGTGCGTTAACCAAGTTCAAAGGCTGCTGCATTCGCGCAAATTGTTCTTGCAAGCCTTGTTGACGGGCGTTCATATCCAATTCAATGCCTTGTCGTGCGGCTTGCAATTCCAAGTCATTCATGCGTTGACCTTGCAAGTTATTTGCACGGCGATAAGCGTCAGAACCCAATGCAATGCCTTGATTAGCCAACTTTGCATCGAGTGCCTGTTGCTCTTGGTCAAGCGTAGGACGTAGGCGCGACATAATCGCCGCTTGCGAGTTCACGCCTTGATTCATCGGCATAGCCGTTAGCTTTGATTCATCTATGTTCGGGTTTTCAAACAAACCTTTGACGTTCTCAAAACCTTTTTGAGCCGCTTGACCATAAGCTAAGTCTTGCGCTTTTTGCAAATCAAATAACTGTTGCCCTTGTTGGGTGAAGTTGGTCGTTTGAGTCCAAGGGTCAAAATCAGTAGCGCCTTTTTGCCAAGTAACAGAGCCGTAAGGGTTGTACTGGTTAGCGCGGTTAGCTACCGTTGCATACTTAGCCGCAGTTAAGTTGTTAGCCGCAGTTTTATCAGCAAGTCCAGCGTAATCAGGAGATTCTGGCGTTACTGGTTTGAAATAATCTTCAACCGCAGTAATAGCGCCGCCCACACTTGGCTTTATTACCGCATTTCCTAAGCCTTTAACTAGATCACCCATATCAACTCCATTTGTAAATTAAAGCCTTTGAACCGTCTTTTAATGGTGCTTCAAACTCTATTTGCCACCCTAGACAATCGCCAAACTTCTGGAGTTTCAGGTTTTCTGAACCAACCAATGCTCTTAGCGGTATTGTAACTAAGTCTTGAATTTTCCTCAAATCTTTGAGCATCATTCGCTTCACTTTAGGCGACCATTCATGCACATCAGTATGAAACCAGTAAACGTGGTCAAAGAATTCCAAATACATGGTGTATTCTTTTTTTACGACTAAAGGAAATTTATCCATCAGTAGTTCAAAATCCCGCCGTGATTGTGGACATGGCTCACGTTCATTAATCGAACCTCAGAGCCGTTATTCTGAACTTTCAGCCTCAAAGCAGCAGCGTTAGCCACTACACCAACCGTATGCCAGCCGCTAGTGATGGAGTTCATACCGCCACCCCAAACCATAGTGCCCCAGTACATATCGCCCCAAACCATACCCGTAGGCGATTCATAAGCGAACTGGCCTTCAGGCTCAGTCTCTTTAAAGTCACCGCATAGACCGTACAGAATCGAAGGGCTACCGCTTGCCAGCAAGTAAGGCTTGACCATCGTGAAATACTTGTTTGAGGCAATATCACCAAAGTACTGATAAGACATAAGCACATCAGCCTGAATCGGCGCTGTATCGTCTAGATTACCTTGCCAAGCCTTTTGTACGCTTGTTGAATCGCCGTAAAATAGCCCGTCACGGCTGTATAACCAGCATTGAGCATCCCAACCTTCAAACTTAGTCCAAGCGCCTGTAATCGTGTTTTGAGCGTACTGATAGTTTTGCCCGTTACCTTTTGGCACGTTCAGCAACAACATATTTTCTTCTTCAAACAAGCACATTTGCCAGCCAAAGTTACCGTTGTAAAAGTTGATTTCGTCTGAAATAGTGTTTTGAATCTTGTCTGTCAGTGCGTTACGCTTGTCAATTGTTGCGGATAACAATGCTTTTGACAATGGGAAAACACCGCCAAAGCAGTTAACGATTAAGTCGCCGGCGTATTTAATGCCACAGCGCCGACCAATAGGTGCGCCAACATAGTAAACACCAACCAAGTTCCAACTAGACGCATCGCTTGGGTCTGTGCCTGAGTAAACAGCAATCTCACCCTTTGACGAAATAACAACTAGATGGTCATCAGAACCAGCGCCAGCGTCCAAAGTCCATGTATAGCAAGCCATGATGTAGCCACCACGCCGAAACACTGAGCCAAGAGGCAACGCAGATGTATTGCCACCAATGCTCAAAACTGGCAAATAGTGGATTTCAAGCGAGTTCTTTTCTGTAAAAAACAAACGATTCTTGAACAAACACACATGAACCAAATCAGCAGGGTTTGCATGGGTAACAGACATTGTTGACCATGTAGTGCCGTTGTAGACGCGCGGCGCATCTTGACCATTTACAGCAACTAAGAATGAGCCGCCAGCAGTAGTAATCATTGTCTCTTGCCAACGAGCGTTAGACAATCCTGAAACAACAGCCGTGCCAACAGTGCCAGCCGCAGTCACATCGTAAATCGCAGTGCCAGCCGCAGCAAATATCTTATTTGCGCCATTCTCAGCCGCATACTCCATGATGGTTTCAACAGGAGCAGTAAAACCCGTTACATGGGGTGTACGTCCTTTTCGGGTAGAGATAAATGCGGGTTGCACCCACCAGTTAGTCAGCTTTACAGCATCCTCTTTAGGCATGGCAACGATTGATTCGCGGTCGTTCAGACCACCAATCGGCGCAGGAAATGATGTGTGCTTTGCGACCATTTATTTCTTTCTTAGTTCTTGGGCAAGCAAATCAGGGGCAGCAACACCCATCGCAGCAGCAGTGGCGGCGGTTTTACGCCAAGGGTCAAATGCGGCAAACTGCGATCGCACTAAATCAGGGTTAAAAATCGCAAAATGGTTTGATGGTGTATTTACACGCCCAACATCATCAGATAGGTTTTTAATCACCGCCAAGTCTGCATTGTCTTTCATAGCAGAATTTAAAAAGCGGTTGACGCCACCTTCTACATCAGAAAACTCTTTACCAGCAGCGTTCATCTCTGCGCCACGTACACCACGATTAGCGCGGATAGACAAAGGCATGATGGTTTGACCACGCAAAGGATTGTTGTAAATCTCTGTTTCTAGGCGTTCAGCATTTGCGATCGCATTGTCATAAGCATCCCAATTGCCCTTTTTCTCAAACTTGTTAGCAAGTTCTAGTTCACGTTTGACTGGCAATTCTTTAGCGGCGTACTCTGCATAGCTTCTAGCCGTTTGAGGTGAATCAGAAGTCCAAAACGCCTTCTTTGCGCTTTGTGAACCAGTGGCACTACCAAACTTTGACGGGTCAATCTTTGTAATGTCGTCCACAGTTCCATGATATGCGTCACGGAATCCCATAGCTTTAGCACGTTCAGCCGCCGTATTTGCAGGGCCAAGACCTAAACCACCTTTTTCAGCGGGTAATGCCGCCCGTTGTTGTGCAAGCATCATTGCATCATCTTGAGGAAACTTAAAAGTTCGTAGCGCATCAACAATAGCGTCTACACCTTTTGACCCTGCTTTTACCAATGGCGCGAAATTAGGCATTACAAGCCCCCATTTTTACTTAGTGCAACAAGCACCATTAAAACAAACCAAATTATCCAATACTTCATTTGAACAATTGCTTAATGTATGGCCCAACTTGAGCAGGGGCATAAGCCAAGTTTCCAGCGGTTTGACCTAGCACATCACCAACAAAAGCAGGAGCGCCACCGTCTTGAATGGGGCGAGTAAATCCTTTATCTTGCAACCACTGAGTTCCACCCATAGGAGCAGGGCCAGTCGGTACGCCAATAGCGTCAAGCCCAGATGCGATGAGGTCAATAGGCTGACCAAGCACACTACTAGCAATTCCGTTAGAGGTTGCTTGAGTACCGTCACGAAGGGCTTTAATAATTGCGCTTTTGTCCATGTTTTACCTCAGTTTCCAGGCCACGAGCCGTCTTGGATATTGTTTGTTGAAAGAAGAATAGTGCCAAATTGCGGAGCCAATGAAAGAACAGGTGCGCTCTTATCAGTAGCTTTTTCATTCTCTAGCAACCAGCGAAACTCAGCCAAGTCAAAAGACGGGTCTAAGCCTTTAGCCGCTTTCCACTGCGCTTTTAGTCCAGTAGTCATCATTGAATTGCTAAACACAAACGTATCTGTATCAGCAGTTACTTTTTCTTTGCGCGTACCGTCAGCACCAATTACCCAACCTTTAGAGATGTACTCAAAGGCCAGCGTTTCGCCGTTCGGTGGGCTAGGGTTAATGCAGAGCTTGTCTTGCAGGATTCGATAGCGTTGACGAGGGCCAGCAGAGACAATGCCGCCTTTGTATGTCTGCCATTCCTGCGAACTTTTTGGGCCAAGCAACGGCCAGCGTGTCGTGCGATTCCACTCAGTCTCTGGAATTTGCCAGTTCCAATCACTAGGCATAGGAAACTGATTCTGTGCAAACGTCAGCGTAACTGTGCCGCTTTGGTTTGCGTTCATGTCCATCGTGACTGTTGTCGAATTATTGACAGTCACCACTTGAGCGAACGGCTCTACGCCTAAGCCTAGTACCGTGAAATCTGTCGTAATGTCGGCAGTGCTAGACAATCCCGTAATGACGTTAGAGCCTACTGTCACAGTTCCCGTCAATTCAAACGACTTGGTGACAATGAGATACTCATTGTTCATCCGTTGCCATTCAGATTGACGGGTAATATCAGCCCCTAAACGGTTCAACAAGGCACTTAATTGACGCACGTTAGGGTCAGTGCTACCTACAACGTCTGAAGGGCGCTGTAAGGCCAATTCATCCGTGACTTGTTGGATTAGTTCAAGGGCTGTATAACTCATGCTGTTTCTTCTTCTTTAGCAGGGCGACCACGCTTTTTCTCACTGCCTAAAGCAATGATTTGAGCTTGCAAGTCAGCCATTTGTGATTTCAAACGCTCATTTTCAGCAGCTTGTGCAGTCACATCAGCAGTGCCAGCAGCAGCGGCTAAGTAAGCCTTTGCCTTGTTGCGGTAATCAGTAAAGCCCATGCCCAAACGAGCGACTTGACCATCTGACAAACCAGCGAGTTGTTCAACCGTGTGGACTTCGTAATACTTCAATTCTTTCAACAAAGAACGAGTTATTTGAGGCCATTGCTCCAAAGGCATACCTTCTACACCTTCTGTTTGCTCTGCCTTGAATCGTGCCCATGCGCGAGGGAACTTGTGTTCATCTTCTTTTGTTGCCTTGCGTTCAATGATGTTAGTGACATCAGCAGGAACCAAGATGCGGACAAAAGGTACGTCTTTAAAGACGGGGCGACCTGCCTTTTCACTTTCAGCTTTGAATTCAACAGCTTCGGTGTAAAAAGAGACGTTTAGGGTAGCTTCGAGGGGTGATTGCTGAGGATAGCTCATACATTCCTTTGGTTGATTAAAAAAGGCCACAAAGCGCGAACCTTGTAGCCTTTATTTTACATCACGTAGACGTTAGACGCTAGCTTCGCGCACCCAGAAGCGGTCGCCAGTAGCAGCCGCCACAGCAGGAGACAAGAACGAGCCACCAGTAGCAGAAGCCACAAAGGTAGTGGTGTTCACTGCAACAACAGCAGTGTTAGCAGCGATTGCAGCACCAGCTTGCACGTAAACAGCCAATTTGCCGTCAGTAGTGAAAACTTGAGCGCCCAAACGTGCGTCACCAGTTTTGCCAGCAGCCAAGTCAGCAGCAGTAGTCACATCGTTTAAGTTCACGCCAATTTTGGCGGTATCAGTGAATGGAGAAGCCATGATTTTTTCCTTTAAGAAGGTTTACAAGATTTTACAGGTGTTGTTAAGGCTCGTTCAATAGTCCAGCCATAACGGTCAACTCGGCTTCGGATTGTGTCCCATTTAATGCCTAGTTGTTCAGACCACTCAGCTATCGTTTTACGTTCGCCATTTAACTCAAGAACTCGGTTCAAACGTCTGTTGTTCAATTGCTGTGAGGTAGTTGCCCACCGACAGTTTGAAGGCTCATAGTCACCATCATTGTTAATTCGGTCAATGGAATAACCATCAGAACGAACCCCCATGTCAGCAACAAAGTTTTCAAACGATTTCCATCGCTCGCAAACTTTAATCCCGCGACCACCGTAATTTTCATAACCAGCAGCTTTAGGATTTCCGCACCGTTGATGAATTTGCTGCCACACGCCATAGACAAGAGTATTTGCCATGCCATGTTTAAACCGCTTTTCATCATTCCAACATCCGCAAGAAATAACCTTTCCTCGTTTTAAGTCTTGCCCGTATTGCACTGTCTCACGACCACAATCACAAACACACTTCCAGCGAGCATTGGTATCCGTTGCACTCTTGTTAGGCGCACGCTCTGTGACAAGCAAGCGGCCATAACGTTCACCTAAACGGTCAGTCAGCTTCATAATAATCCTTTGTAGTTGAATTATCATTATAGCTTCCTGACTGTTTTCGGTCAACTACGATTCAATCAATCCGAAAGAACTGCATTAAACTGGGCTCCTGAGCAGGTGAGAGCACCGGCCCAACCAATTAATTTTACAGTTGCGTCTTGGTTCACAGACTGACGGTCGCCGCCGATTGGCACGAAGTTACGGTCTTTGTGTGGGCGGAAGAATGTATATTTCGTGTTGATGAAATACATGGTGTTAGTGGGGATAGAACCACCGATACCACCGTCCAAGAACACGTCACAGTTCAAGCCAGCACCCATGTACTTGATGCTAGTGAAGCCAGCAGCGGCGCTATCTTCAGAAGTCACGCGCTGGATAGCTTGCAACGATTCCAAGAAGAAGCGGTAGTAGTTGTTATCAGCCACGATCATGTCAGGACGATCAGTGCCGCGAACGGTCTGAACGGCAACACGGTTCATGTATGACTGCATGTTGGCAGCAGAAGCAGCAGCACCACCATCGGTAGTCGCATCAAATGCCACGTTACGCCAGAAAGTCCAGTTAGCGCGGTTGATACCACCATAAGTGCCAGTTGTAGGCGTCTTGGAGATCATGGCTTGCAAGCCAACCAAGTCCTTACCACCGTTACCTGTACCGTCACCGTAGATGCCAGCAGAGATTTGGTTTTGCAACTGAGCTTCAGCGATTTGAATACGGCCTTCGAGCATGTCAATAATCTGCTCTTTACCGCTGTTTTGCAACATTTCAAAGCCAGAGATAGACACAGCAGCAGCGTATTGCTTCAGGTCAAACTGAGCAGAGCTGATTGGGCTGTTAGGGGTGATGTCGATGGTGTCATAACCCGAGTATGAACCTGCGTTCAAGCTGTTAGGGTCGTTATACATCAGTTCTTGATAAATGACGTTACCGCCAGAAACAGTTTTCACGTTGCCGCGCTGTTTCAGTTTCATCAAGAGAGCGTTGTTTTTGGTTACGCTATCTGCGAGAGTGCCGCTACGCGACTGGATTGTGGTAGCGAGAATATCGCTAATGTTGGGAAATGCCATGATTTAGGTTCCTTAAAAATTTACTGAGCGAATTGGGCTTGGAGAATATCTCTCAAAGACCCGCTTACAGGCTGAGACCCGCTTGAACTAGGAGAACTACCTTTGACACTTACCGATGCAGTTTTTGCACGAGTAGCGCGTTGTTGTTCTTCATACTTCTTCTGAGCTTCAATCCGTTGCTGTTCGATTAGGGTTTGCCTAACATCAGGACGCATCCAGATAGCCATTTCGTAGGCTTGTTCTAATGATTGGGCTTTTCCTGTTTCCAGTAAATCAGCCATATCATTCCGCACTGCCTCGAAGTGCGTTTTATCACCATTACTTGAGAAATTCGTTAACTCATAGTTAGCTTTTTCTCTTTCTTGCTGTTGGATAGTATTTTGCCACATTTGCTGAGTTTGTTGCAACTCCCGCAATTGGCTCATTAAATACTGCGTTTGTGGGTCTTGTTGTGGCATATTCTGAGCCGTACCCATATCAATACCGTAGTCTTGTGCAATCTTGTTCAGCATAGCCGCTTTTGTAGCGGGGTCTGAATAACGCAGAGTATGTTCAACTTGAAGCATACGAGCCGCAGCAGTAGGCCCATCTAAACCCATTTGCTGAATAGTTTGCTGATAAGGCTGTAATGCTTGCTCAAATTCACGGGCGCGTTGTGCGTGTGTCTTATAGCCTTCTAAACCCTTGTGATAGTCAGCTTCACGGCGATTAGCTTCAGCAGTGAGTAATTTAATCTCTTGCGGGGTTAATTGCTCGCCACGCTCTGCCTTGATGTAAGCCTCTTTAGCTTCAGGTTTCCAACTTGAGGGCGGCTTGATTTCAGGCTCAACAGGTACTTGTGGAACAGGCTCATCTGTGGGGGCTTGCGCTTCCTTCGCGGCGAATTTACCCGACTCATCGCGTACACGCTCGACAGGTTCATTCGTAAGCTCCGTGTCAGGTTGTTGACTTACAGTTTCAACTGGAGAAGTATCGTCTGGTGTTTCAGCAAAAGCTGATTCAAGGGCTGAACGAAGATCATCGGACATAAAGGGTTTTCCTTTTGTTGTTAAAAAATCAGTAGCCTAGCTTTTGCATAGACGTATGAATATCCCTTCGGATTTGTTCACGGTCTACTTTTGGCGCTTGTTTGGTTGTGTGGGCTTTGAGTTCGTTTCCGACCTCGACCAATCGGTGAGACTTTAGGTGTTCACGGTGCTGAGAGCGTGAGCCAATCCATTCGCCCGTTACCATTGATTTGTACCCGCCAATATCGTTCATCACCATTGGGGCGTTTACGTCACTTGAACCGTAATATTCTGACTTGGGGATTAGCTTATTAGTCTCTTTGTCAAATACGAAAGAGCCACGCTCTGCGCGTTTGTTGCCGAAAATAGCATCAAAGCCTTTATCAAAAGCGTCTTTATCTGTTGGTCGTTGATCTGAGCCCTTACCAGCTTCTGAGAATTTCATGGCTTCACCATATTTCCAAAATCGTCTGTGATAAGGCCAGACAGATACATTGAATCACCGACTAATTCAGGGCCGATATTGAAGCCAAAAGCCTTGGCCTTGTATCGCTCTGCCCAGTTGTATTGTGGATTTTTGGTTTTAATTAGTGCTTTATTTGCTTGGGCGGTCAAGTCCATAAGATTCATGGTCTTACCGTACCAGTTAAGCCAATCACGGCGCTGTTTGTTTTTTTCCATTTGATTCAAGGGTTTTCCTCACATCAATAAAAGCATGATCGCATCATTCTCATCGTTTTCGTCATTAATACGACGAATCTCAAGCGTGATTATAAGCTGTTTTGCAATGAATAGCGCCATCTCCGCGTTATTCGATACTTTTGAGTAATCAATGCCTTGGAATTGCTTACGCGCTTCGGGTACTGCTTTTAACGCCTCTACGGGGTTTTCTTGTACCGCTTCGATTACTTCGGCAAGTGTTGGCTTTTTCTTTTCGTGCTGTTTCTTCCACCACTTTAGCAAATGCTCGGGAATATAGCCGCCACCAGTATCGTGCGTATCAGGTGTAGATACCTTGCCCCAACTATTGAGCCAAGATACCCCCCACGATTTGCCCCATGCGCTTGCCATTGCTTACCCCTTTAAACTGGGTTCCAAGGGTCGTTATCCTCGCCAGTGCCTTTCACCTCAATATCGTTCACATATTGAATGTTTGCATCCAGCATATTTGGCACTGTAAATGTCAGGTTATCAGTCTTTGCTTGAATTGCATCCACATCAATCTGCATCACCTCAACCTTGGTCAAGATTTCCGTCACTTCAGGAGCTTGGGCAAGCTGAATTTGATCCCCTACATAGAACGCCTGTGTGTAAATGCCTTTAGCCATGCTTGTTCGGCGGCGAATGTTGGAGTTTGTGTCCACGCCAACAATATCGTAACCTGTCACACCAATGAAGCGGTAAGTCACGTTGCCAACCGTAGCCAACAATGTACCTGTGGCGTAGTCAGCCGTAGCTGTTGAAGTTGTTACCTTCCATAACTGGAAAGTACCGTCACCACCGTTGATGGTCAAAGAACTGTTGCCGTTAGCGTCTTCAATTGCAATAGTGATAACTTCAGTTGTGTTAGCCGTAATCGTTGCAGGTGGAGTTGCAATCTCAGTTGTGTATTTGCTGTCGCCAGCGTAGCTTGTTGACTTGGTTGTAATCACTGAGCCAGTAATTGAATAAACCGAGGCTGAATCCTTGTTAATCAGGTGCGAGAACGTACCAATTTCCAATGATGTACCAGCGCGAGTTACGATTTGGCCTAGCTTAATGCCTTGCTCACTCAAGCGGAAATAGGCAGTACGGTCGTAGAACTTGCTAGAAGTCTCGATAGCCGTGTATGCCGCCACAGTTGCCTTAGTGGTTTCTGTGATGCCCACATCTTCAATGTAGATTGGTTCATAGAACAACAAACCGCCCGTGTTGGCAGCGAATGAGCCCGATTGACGTTGCTTGCCGTACAACTCAATAGCCCAAGAATATGTGCCTGTCGTGCCTGGTTGGATGTAATAAATGTAGTTGCCAGCCGTTGTTACCTCTTGCTGGAAATACTTAGTTACGCCCGATGCGTCATAAACAATGATTGACGAACCAACAGAGATATTCTCAAACTGCCAGATTGTCGAAGTGCCACGACTGTCAGTAATTGGGATTTCGTTAGTTGCGGCGTTAATCAGGCCAGTAGTGCTGATTGCAGTCAATACGTCACTGGAGTTGCCTTCAATGAAGCTGATATTGCTTGCCACGTTGTAATCGCCCAGTTTCAGGGTAGAACCTGAAGTGGTAGACAAGAAGTCTGTATCGCTTGCGTATGTAGCCCACCAGTTTTTCAGGGCGTTATACAAACGTTGTGGCGACCATGTGAGCGAACCAGAAACTGCGCTGATTGTCTTAGTACCTGTATCAACAGAGATCAAGGCAGAATCAGCCAAGCCAGTAGATGCGTTTACATAGTAAGCATCCACCACACCAGCAAAGGCGGCAGTAATCAAGCCAGTTTTAGCCGTTGCCGCCGTGAATGTCTGTGTCAGGTCTTGCCAACCAGCTTGGCGGACTTGCACTTCCCAATCAATCGTGTTCAGAACAGTTTTGCTGTCCAAGCTGTCCAAGAATGGCAAGAAACCGTCCGAGGAATCCATGAACGTAGGGTCACGGAAAAAGTTAGAACGAGCAACCGTACTCAGTGCAGTCGTGTTGAAAATCTGCGTTGGGTAACGTGACGCCATTGCAGAAGGCTTGACACGCATTTTGGGCGCATAACCTGTCTTATCAATGGTGAAGGTGGGACGGAACCCGATAACACCGTAGAAACCGCTTGAGCCTGTTGGCGTAGAACCAGCAGCCCATCGGAACAAACCACCAGCTTGCATGGTTGGGTCAACCCACCACCATTTATTGGCAGAACCGAAAGTGTTGGCGATTGTGGTCAATGAACCTGTGTAGGTATAGGTGTCCATCAAAATGTTTGATGTACCGTTACCGAAGATAGCACCGCCGTACTTAAAACCAACCATCTTTGAGTTGTTGCTGGTGTAGCCCATCTGCCAAATAACGTTTGAGGCTGTGCCGTTCACCGTGAAATTGTTAATCACCGATGTTGGCAAGAAATAGGCATGAACAGCCACCTGTGCGCCGTTAGGACAATTCAGGGTCAGCGTTGAATTGCTAATGTTCCAAGTTGCGCCAGCTTCAGTATTTGAGAATACCGTACCAGAGCCGCCAGAAACAATGTTGTATGTGACGGTGCTGTCGCTCATGTTCAGCGTAGAACCGCTACGGAACTCGCTTGTCGTGCCAGTGCCGTAACCAAGTCCAGCAGTTGGGCTAACAGTCAGCGTAGAACCGTTGGTAATGTTAAACGTAGAACCGCTTTGGAACTGGAACAAATCAGCGCGAACAGCAGGAGTCCACACCACATCATCTTTATTCAAGTTCAACGATGAAGTGCCGCCAAACGTCCAAGATGTTGAGCTATTGAACGTGTTGTTATACGTTCCCATAGTCGTAGCGCCACCAGTGATATTCATCTTCCAAGGGCTTGTCAGGCTGTACTTGCCGCCAGAACTCGCTTGAAAATCAGCTTGTGCGCTGTTTGCTGTTAGTGCTTGGCTGTATTGACCAAAGGCATACACTTCATCTAGGTTATGAGCCGATGAAATTGTGTAAACCTTGTTTGTGTAGTCAAGACTTAAACCTGTCAATGCAGCCGCAGCAGTAGGCGTTACAGAGCCATAAGCAGGATCTGTCAGCATAAACACAGGCTGAGAATATGAGGCTGTATCAAGGCTGTATGACACAGACTGCGAGATATAGCCGTTTTTGCGGAATTGCGCGGTTTGAGCGATTGTGTCTGTAAAACTATCACATACTCGGTAAGAAGTTGTTGTAGTTGTCCAGTTAAGAATTAGCGCCTGTGTATATGCGTTGTAATCGCCTGTTTGAACAGCGTTAACCAAAGACGTAGAGCCGCTCTTGATATACAGCGTTACGTTGCTTAAGTTTGCTGCGCTTGAATCATTGAATTCAAAGGCCACAGTTCTTGGGAAATTCAGCACGTTAGTGCCGCCATAACGCAAATACTTTGTTTTCAGGTCATTCAAACCCCAACCCGCTGTTGTCAGGTTGATGTTTGAATATGTCTCTGTTGTGCCGTTTGAAAATCCGCCAACAAATTGCGAGCTAGTAACTTGAGGCTGATATCCGTCAAGCGTGAAGCCGTTTGGCATTGAAAACTTATGCTGTGGCGTTGATTGGTAGTTACCTACGTAATACAAACCATCAAAAGTAGCAAAGTTAGTGCCGTTTGTCGCGCTAATGCCCGAGTTGGCTTTCACGATGTAAGTGTTCTTTAACGTGCCAAAAGCCGCGCCAATCGAAGCGTTCGCACCCGCGCTGTCGCCTTGATGGTCGAGAATCATGTTTTCAACAACCATCTCCATACGACCAGCAGCAAAGTAGAACGAAGCGTTAGAGCCAGCATATTCCACGAAGCGCACGTTGTGCATACGAAACTTGCCCGTCATCGTGCCTGTCGCTGTGCCAGTCCACATATTCGAGCCACCAGCGCCACCGTTGTTCCAGCTATTTGAGTAGAACGTAGGACCAGCGGTTTTCATGAACTGAGTGCCGTTAACCAAATAGCCACCACGCAATTCACCGAGAATCGAAGCGCCTTCAAACTGCCAGCGCCCACCAACACCAAACTCAAGCGTCCAGTTCAAGAAGTCGAACACCGCACCAGCAACAATGTTTGACCAATAGACTGTTAAACCACCAGGAAAAAGAATCTCACGCTTTGCAATGTTGGTAGACATAACGCCAAAACCAGCGTCATAAATGTTTTGAGGCGTGGCGTAGTCTGTCGCGCCTGACATTGTGATAGTCAGAGTTGAACCGTATACCGAGCTAAAAATCAAGTTTTGAGCGCCAGCAGCCGTAGCGTTAGAAGCTGCACCAGCAGCAGTCACCATCGTTACTGTCGTGCCGTTAATAGTGCCAATGCGTGAGCCTGTTGGAACACCTGTGCCTTGAATCGTTGCGCCTACCACCAAGCCTGTGGCACTTGATACGACCATCGAGTTGCTGCCACTTGTAAGCGTACAGCTTCTCGCTGTGCCAGTCATTACGATTGAAACTGCCATTATTCTTTATCCTTTGGTGTAGTGTCGTCAGGCTTTTGCAACAAATCAATTGTTGCTTTTTTCATGCAATTTTTCCTGAAGCAAATATCCTTCCAACTCCCACACCTTTTCTCGTGCGTTTTTGCTACTAATTTTCATGCCAATTTCATGGTCAAAATTAGCTTTACTGACGGTTGCGGCCTCGCCTCGAACTGTAAATCCGTTGCGTAGTGTAAGTTCGCACACCATAACCTTATGGCTTGGCAGCACGGTAAAAGTCACTCCAACGATTGCCGCGTCAATATCTTCTGGCGTAATGCGAGGGGCGGTCAGGCCTTTATCTTTGATTTGTTGCTCAATATCTTGGTCGTTCATGGCTGTTTCCTTTGGTTGGTTAAAATTTTGTTAATGACATCATTCATCATTTTTAGGCGTAGTGTCGTCTGGTTTCGGCGGCTTCTTTCGCCCGTAATACCTACCCTGCAATACTTTTAGCGCCCCTAGTCCAATGACAAAAGGGATGCCGTAAACAACAACATCAGCAATAAACGCTGACATTATTCAGCCTCTACAAACATTGCCGATTTAGCTACTGCAAGCTGTAACCCAATGCCTTGTGCTACCAAGGAATATGCGCCTTCAGGAGAAGCATCCCATGTTAGATAATTTTCACGGCCCTCAAGAGAATAAGTGGATTCTCCGCTCCACACCATGTTTTCATCGTACAGCGTGTATTTGAATGTGACGGAATCAAAAAGGTTATCAGAGATTGACACCACGTTAAATTGAGTGGCTTCCATACGCTTGCCATTGGCAAAAGCGATTTGTGGCTTGATTTGTACTGTAATCATTGGCGCTCCGTTGAGTTGCCCAATTATAGCCAATTGCCTTGGTTTAGCTACACGTAGAACGTAGCCATCCATTTAAATCAAACTCTGCCCACGCACATAAATACTCAAGCAATCTCGGCGCTAAGTCCATTGCCCAAATAGTGCATGAATCAGTCATCGCTACATACTCCTGCTAAAGCGAATCCGTTTGCTTGCTCTTGTAATGCAGCCAGTTCTTTGGCTTTCTTTTCTATTTCAACAGATAAGCCGTGATTGTCGTAGCTGACTTTAAACGTCATACCAGACATTACTAGAGCAATAATTACTGCCCAATCTTTAACCTTGTCCACTAAGTTGCTCATACGGTTCTCTTGCAAAGTGAGCGATAAACAGACAAATCGCTAGGTCTTTTGTCATCCATAAAGGCACACCAACATCAACTGGATAGTGGCCATGTGCGAAGTAATAGATAGACCTAGACGTTTGAACGATAAGTCCAAATACACCAAAAATGAAGGCCAACTCAAGAAGGATGCGTTTTTTTTTGCTTTTGCCCTTAATCATCCACCAGATAACCGTCAAAATACACGGAACTGATACTCCGATTAAGAGCTGAAGCCAAAAGGCAATCATTTTTTCACGCCAGCACGCACTCGGCGAGTTGGCTTCTTAGGTGCTTCTTTGGCTTTGACTTCTTGATAAACCTGCAAGATGTCTTGCTTTTCACGCTTCTCAAAAAAGTTAGCAATCCAACCAATAACGCCGAGAGACATAGCGCCTACCAAGTAACCAACACCTAGAGCCACATCGAGACTCTCAGGGTCTAGGCCAAACTGTCTGATTAGCAGGCCACCAAGGGCAATAGCAGCCATTACGCCAATGCCACCAATAATCGCCCCCGCAGCTAATCGACTATGCTCACGAAACTTAGCAGGCATCCAAAGAAATGACATAGATATGCTCCCAAATAAACCAGCTAGGGCAGTCGCCCCTTTTGATATTGCATATCCGCTGGCGGCTGTTGTAGTTGGTTCCATTTGTGCGTCCATTTAGTTAAATTCCCCACGATTTTAGGCGATTATGGGTATTTTAGCGCTACTCACTAACTTCGATAGCGCCTATGGCCTTTCCTGTTAACGGGTCACGTTCAAGTACACGGCGTTTAGGTCGCTTCATCTCATCCACAGCGCCCACCAAAACGGCGGCTACTTGGCTTAAGTTGTTCACTGCATCTGCAATACCTGCGCCTTGTTGTGCAGCTGATTCGCTCAAAGTCGTGGCGATTTCGTCAAACTTGCCTTGGCTATCCACCGTGAACTGATTGACGGGCTTGCTTGATGCGTCTGCGTTGATCTGTGCGATTTCCAGCTTTGTTTGGGCTTCCAACTGGGCTTTGTAAGTCGCGCGTTCAGTCTCAGCGGCTTGCTTCATTTGCTCAAGTTGCATAGCAGTCTGAGCCTTGAATTGTTCAAGTTCAGCACTTGCTTGCAGTTTTGCCTGTTCAAGCTGTTGTGCAATCTGTGCTTTTTGCTGTTCAGCCATCATTTGTGCTTGTTGCGCTTGCTGCTCCTGCTGCATTTTCATCATTTCAGGATTTGGCTGTTCAGGCTTAGGCTCTTTGCCCTTCTCAATCGCCATTTCCAGCGCGTTCTCAAGTTGGCGACCACCTTTGAATGTACGCACCACGAATTGCAGTGTTTCACCAATAAGCGGGGCAAACTCAGGGGCTTGCTGGATGATTGGCAGGGCTTGGCCCATTGCTTGACCAAAGGCTTGCAGGAACTCGGTTCGTGCCATTTTCTCGCCTTGCTCATCCATCTCCACGAGTGAGTCACTAGCCACTTCAATGCGGAACGAGCGTGTTGGCTCAGACTTCATCAACATAATGGCTTGTTCGGCATATGGCGCGTCATCAGTACCCATGATGCCTGACATTTCAATCAGGTTCTGAGGCGAGTACAAATCGCACATCATCTGTGCCTTGATTTTCAGCAAGTCCGAAGCAAACACAGCTACATCATGCTGCATACGCTTTAAGCGCATCGAGGCGTATTGGCCTTTAATCTGTTGGGCAGTAGCAGTCTCACTAGCCACGCTAGAGCCGCGGATAATGTCACTTAGACCTGTAATGTCGTAGATAACCTGTTTAGCAGCTTCACGGGCTTGATAGCACTCATTGAGGGCTTGCATTACCTCATTGATAGGCAAGAAGTCCACAGTACCTTTGATGCCGCCCTTTTCGCTAAACGCCGCCCATGAATCCACAGGGATAAGCGTGTTGTCCACACCTTCGTTAAGCATACGCTGAATTGAAGGCTGAGAAGCGTCATACACACCCACGACCTTAACCGCGCTAACCAGCAAAGAAATGCGATTAGTCAGGTTATCCAATTCTTCTGCTTGGTCTTGATACAGCGCGTAATCAGGCACAGGAACGAGTTGGTCTGTTGTCTGCGTGGCGTACAAAGGTTTAGGCATAGGCCAGAAACCATCGAGGCCATACGGGTCATTCTTGTGGTCTAGCAGTTTGTCGTAGCCTTCTGCAATCCAGTAAACCGATTCGCTAGTCTTGCACCAAATCTCCCAAATCTCGGCCTTTTTCATGCGGTCAATCTCGCCTTGGCTCACTCCTTGAGATTTCATGTCATCGAGGCCAGTAGGAACGTGCGACAGGTTAACGTCTGAAAATTCCTCACCAAAACGCTTGATAACTTCGTCTTTGGTCATGTAGACACGGCGAGCAACCCAAGTCACTTCGTCCCATGTTCGTGCCGGCGTACAGCGGAAATCTTCCCAATAGACGTAATCGCAGGGCGTTGTTTCTAAGTTGATTTCAGGCTTACCAGCGTACATCTCAACCGTAGGCTCTGCTGTTGTCATGCCTTCTTGCATCTCAGGCGCAGCGTCCTCAGCCATTTGCATCTCTGGCGTCTCTACCGTCTCCACAGACTTTGAATCAAATCGAACCCATGCCACTCCACGACCACACAGCAAGCGGTCAGAAACAGCAGCCTTCACAGCAAAATCATAGTCACCGTAGTGGTCAATCTCATACTGCAAAGCACGTTCAAGGATGGTTGCCGCAGTGCGTGAAACTGGGTCTTTGTCCTTCCAGCGGCGCTCTACTTGGGCACGAGGGGTGCGACCATACAGCGCTGGTAGAACGGTCTGTATATTGCTCCATAACACGTTATATCGTTTAGAGCCATTC